AAATAACTGCAACTGTAGATGCTGCACAGTTTATATAGCTTAAATAAAAAATATGAGTAACTTTTATAACAAAAAAGCGGTAAGTGGTGCTCCAGTAGACATGGAAGATAATGGTAGAATTATTACAGTCTACTATTCTGCGTTTGGTAATGTCGACAGCGATGGCGATGTTATTGTACCAGGTGCATTCACAAAAACCCTAAAAGAAAACGGACCTAATGCCAAGAATAGAATCTGGCATTTATTTAACCACTCAACCGAGAAGCCAATCGCTAAACCATTTGAGATGATGGAAGATGGATTTGGTTTAAAAGCTAGAGTAAAGATGCCTAATACAACATTAGGTAACGATACTTATGAGTTGTATAAAGAAGGTCATATCACAGAACATAGCATCGGCTTTCAGACTATCAAGTCACAAGCAAAGTCAGGCTATAACGAAATCAATGAAATTAAATTGTTTGAGGGTAGTTCAGTATTGTGGGGTGCAAACGCAAATACACCAACAGTAGGAGTGAAGAGTCAAATAAAGTCTGTTCTTGTAGATGAGATGGGTAAAACTATCAAGTCTTTAAGAAATGGTCACTTTACTGATGAAACATTTGAATTGTTGGAACTTAAACTTAAGCAATTACAACAATATCTTGCTGAGATGGAAGATGAAGAGTCAGTCGACCTTGAAGAACAACCGCAACCATCATCTGAAGGCGAAGTCGAAATGCCAGAAGATGAAGCATTGGAGGAAGAGGAAGACCCGATGGTTTCTATTGAAGTAGAGGTAAACAATTATTTAAAATCATTTAAAATTTTCAACTAATGGTAGAAGAAATCAAAAGTGCTTTCGAAGGCGTTAAAACCGAAGTAAACGGTGCTATCGAAACATTAAAAGCTGATAACGCAGTAGCGGTAGATGGCTTAAAATCAGAATTAGAAGAATTAAAATCTCAAGTTGCTGTAGTAAAAGATGCTGCTGACAAATTAGAGGCAAAAAACAATCGTAAGACAATGAACGAAAATCAAGTAAAAGGGTTCAACGTAACTCTTGCTGACGCAATCGAAAAGAATGCTGACAGCATCGCAAAATTAGGTCGTGGTGAAGTAAAGCGTTCTGGCTTTGTATTAGACACTAAGGCAGTAGGTAATATGACAGAAGCAGTTAACTTAACTGGTGATATCCAAAGACAATATGCTCCTCAAGTATATGCTCTTCCTTCTCGTAAGGTGCATTTGAGAAGCTTATTACCAGTAGGAACTATCTCTACAGGTTTATTCACTTTCCCTAAGGAAACAGGTGGTGAAGGTGATGCAGCTCCTCAAACTCAAGGTTCTGCTAAAGCTCAAATCGATTTCGATATCACAATGACTGATGCTCCTGCTCAGTACATCGCTGGTTTCGTAAGAATCTCTCGTCAAATGTTAGATGACGTTCCTGCTATGACTTCTTTCTTACAAGCTCGTTTGTTAGAGAAGTATTTATTAGCTGAAGATGCTCAGTTATTGAATGGTAGCGGTACAGCTCCAAACTTAACTGGTTTGACTATTAACGCTGCTGCTTTTAGTGGTGCTGCTACAGTTGACGTTGAGCAATTAGTACAAGCTATTGCACAGGTTTCTGCTGGTAACTATTCTGCAAATGGTATCTTGATCAACCCAACTGATTGGGCTAACATCATGAACACTAAGAATACTAACGCTGCTTATAGCCTTCCAGGTTCTACAGTTGTTACTACTGATGGTTCTTTAACTATCGCTGGTATCCCTGTATTCCAATCTACAGCTATCGCTGCTGATAAGTTCTTAGTAGGTGACTGGTCAATGGGTGCTCAAATCATGCAAAATCAAGGTATCTCTGTTCAGTTCTCTGAAATGGATAGCGACAACTTCCAAAAGAACTTGATTACTGTAAGAGTTGAAGCTCGTATTGCATTCCCTATCTACTACAACAGTGCGTTTGTATATGGTGATTTCGGTAACGTATAATCTATATTTAGATTAAAAATACAAGGGGTAGCCTAAAAAGCTGCCCCTTTTTTATGTCCGCTATATTTTAGTTATTTTTGTAAAAACAATGGCATAATGCAAATAGTAAGAGATATAACGACCACAGTAGCACCTTCAGCAACAGTGGTTACTTTAGCGGAAGCTAAGAATTACCTTAGAGTAGATTACAGCGAAGATGATACTTTGATTACATCTTTAATCAATACAGCTCAAACAAGACTTGAACAATATGCAGGGGTTGCAATGACTCCTAGAACTTTAAGAGTTGTAGCTTATGTAGATAGCTTTATAGAGTTACCTTACACTCCTACAAACACTATATCAGTAGTAGAGTATTGGGATAGCACAAATTGGGTAGCAATGTCTGTAGGGGATTATCAGGTACTTGGTGAAACTACCAAGAAAGTCTACATGACTAGCATTTACGATAACGAGTTTAGGTTCACTTACACTTGTGGTTATGCTACTACTCCTCAGACAATGAAGACTGCCCTTTTAAAGATGGTTTCAGACCTATATGAGTACAGAGAGTCTTCAGTTGAAGCAACCAAGCCTTCAGCTAATTTAATGACCGCATACGAGCTTATGAAGCCATTTAAACGCATAAACGTTATTATCTAATGATAGGAAGATTAATGAATAGGATTACTTTTAAAAGTAAGACTGGTGCTTCTGATGGTGCAGGTGGTTTTGTAAACACACTTGCAGATTATTATACTTGTTGGGCTGAAATAGTTAGAGATAGTAATTCAAGAACTAATGTAGCTGAAACAGATGGTTTTGCTACTGATATTACATTTAGAATAAGATATACAACATCTAAGGTATTTGACAAGAAGTTAGTAATCAGCTTCCAAAGCAGATTGTACATGATTAACTCTGTTATTAACGAACAAGATCGCAATAAGTATTTTTTAATAGGTTGCTCAACACTTAAATAATGGCTGCATTTTCAATGGGTATTACTGGACTTGATACCTTAAGGTCTAAGTTTGCAGATGCTTCAGATAGGCTTGAAAGGCACGTTGCGGAGGCTATAAATCAAACTGTTGTCAATATTCAACAAGATGCTAAGGCATCAGTTAAGGTTAAAACTGGTGCTTTACAAAGAAGTATAACTCACAGAAAGACAGATAAAACAGGTACTGCTTATGTAAGTGCTGGTAATAAGGGTGTTAAATATGCACCTTATGTTGAATTTGGTACAAGGCATAACATAAACTTGCCTTCACTTATTAACATAACCCCTAGTGAGCAAAGCAAATTTGCTAGGCAATATATGGTACAAAGCCCTAAAAAGTTTACAAATCAAGCAACTAGACCATTTTTGATGACATCTTTTGACAAGAGATATAGTCAGCTTATATTCAAGATTAAAGAATTTCAGATATAAATATATTTCGTTAAATTTGTACAAAATCAATACCATGACAATTACATTAAACGAAGAGCAGGTAAAACAATTAGACGCATTTATTCAAGAATTGCCGACTAAGTATGGTTTACCTTTAACTCAGTTCTTATCAAAACTTGCTCAAGAACAAAATCCTGAGGAAGTAAAAGCTGAAACAGAAGCTTAATGAAAGATTGCGGATATGCTATACGAAAGGCTTATGTAGATAAGTTAGCATCACAAAGTTTTTCTTTGGGTGTTTACGATACTATTGCTCCTGACGAAGTAGAACCTCCGTTTTTAATCATTAGTAGTCAAACATCAGTTGAGAATAGTGATAAACAGAGTTATAACTTTGATGTTACTATCCAATTTGATATTGTCTATAGAACATTTAAGTCAGGTGAAGTAGGGCAGAAATCGGTAGACCAGTGGGCTAACGAATTGTTAGTGATCATAGGCGTTAATGTGCCAGATTACCCAAGTGCTTCTCCTGACTTTAAAATAGTCACTCGTAGAATGTCATCTAATGAAGCTACCTTTGACTATGTGGATGAGGCTTATGTGTTTAAGAGAGTAATTGTATTCGAACATTTTGTAACTCAAATATTATAAAAAATTAAAATAAAATAAAATGCCAACAACAGGAATTTTTAATGGTACAAACTTGGTAGTATTAGTGGGCACTGAAGTAGTAGCTCACTCTACATCATGTTCTTTATCTGTAAGTGCTGACTTACCAGATGCAACAACTAAATCAAGCGGTGGATGGGCTGATCAAATCGCAGGTTTGCGTTCTTGGTCTTTAACTACAGATGGTCTTACTACAGTTGAACCTACAGGTACAAATTATGTAGTAGGAGATATTTTTTCTGCTTTAAACGGAAGAGGAGTAGTTACAGTTAAGTTTACTACAGTTAACGGATCAACTCCGATTGTAGGTGATTTAATTTGGTCTGGTTCTGCATTTGTAGAGAGTTTAGATATTACTGCTGATATGGAATCACCAGTTACTTACTCTGCTGCATTCACAGGACAAGGAGTATTAACTCAGGCTACTAACGCATAATAACACCAAAAACACCAAAATATGAGAGGACATTACGAACTAGCCCTTAGTGACGGGAAGAGAATACCTATGAGATTTTGTACATGGTCTTTAAAAAGATTCTGTCAAATACAAGGTATATCACCTGCTGAAATAGGAGATGCTTTATCTGGAGAATCAACTATTGACGCTATTGTAAATTTGCTTAGATCAGCCGCAGAGTATCCTTTGTACAAAGAAGGAATAACTCCTAATTTTACTGATTTAGAAGTTTGCGACTGGATCGATGATATTGGCGGTATTGCTAGTCCTAAACTACAAGACATATTTAAAGTATTGTCTGATAGTATGGTAAGCGGAGTAGATAATGCACCAAGCAAGAAAAGCAAAAGTTCAGATGTAAAAAAAAATTAGAGTGGATTGATATTGAAAGATATACAATGGGGGAGTGCCAAGTGCTTCCCCATTTGTTTTGGGATATGACGATGGCTGAGTTAGATTTTATTTGGT